ACACCAAAGATATTTTTGATAAGGCTATGGATGTTTCTTGGGCAGTTGACAACAACCGACCACCCGTGTGTAGTATTAACCCAGTAGTTGGGTGTAAGAGATGCGCACCCTTTAGAGGAGGAGAAGCATGAGCCCTATTGAATTAAAGGTAGCGGAAGCCAGTAGTAGAACCATTGAAGCATTAAAGAATCAAGGGTTGTTAGTTAACGAACGGTATGGTTATGACGCCCCCACACTACCATCAGACATCACAGGGATGATGGAAGAAGAGGTTATGGATTTATACACAAAGTACGTTGCTTATTTAGAGTTTATAAATCTACAGCTTTGGTGTGCAGAAGTAGACAAGGCAGAAGGAGAAAAAGTTCTTAGCATAGTGAGAGCTGAAAAAAAATTATCCCTCAAGGGTTCCGGCAAGGCAGTAGCCATGATTGATGCTGAGATTGAGTTAGATGATGAGTACCGAAATAAAGCAGATGCTTTGCAGGAACTATCCAATTATTGTGGCCTTATAAAAATTATTTCCGATCGTTTATCAAAAGATATTGCTTTAATTAATAGAGAGATTACTCGTAGAGTTAATATAAACAAAGCTGCAGGTAGAAGTACCTGGCTACTACCATAGGAGGACACATGACTTGGGAACAAATGTCTTTATTTACTGATGAAGAGCTTGGTATTAGAAGATCCTATAAACTAATTGGATTAACAGGTTATGCGCAGTCCGGTAAAGATACAGTAGCAAACATTCTTGTAGAGAAGTATGGCTATAGACGCGTTGCTTTTGCAGATAAGATTAGAGAATTCTTGTACGATGTGAATCCCCTGGTTGCTTGCAGTCCAACAGGTTATCTAAAAGATTTAGTAGATCTTATTGGTTGGGATGCGGCTAAACAAGAAGCTCAGGTACGACGTTTACTACAAGACTTGGGAGTATCTGCCCGTAAAGTTTTTAATGAAGATTTTTGGATTCAAGCTGCCCTATCTGATATGCACCCATCAGAACGAATTGTCGTTACTGATGTTCGTTTTATTAACGAAGCAAACTATATTGAACGGTTTGAGGGACAGCTTTGGAGGGTTGTACGCCCCGGAGTAGAGGCAGTAAACTCTCATGTATCAGAGACTGAGTTGGATGGGTTTACTCCAGACCACACTATTGTCAATGGGGGAACTTTAGAAGACTTAGAACTCCTAATTAAAATTAGGATGAACGATGCCATCGCAATCTAGAAAGCATCGCGGGTACAAATCCCAGGACATTCTTGCCAACAAGTTAGTATCTGAAGGCTGGCCCTATGCAAAATCTACCGGTGCTGGCAGATCAGGTACTGACGTTACAGGAACTATTGGCATAGATTGGGAAGTAAAGGCTCGTAAAGACTTTAATCCAAGCGCAGCCATAAAACAGCTGAAGGAAAGAAGTAAGGATGACCTATTGCCTGTAGCCGTCCTACGACTGAATGGCCAGGGCCCAGCTACCGTGGGAGACTGGCCAGCAGTTCTTAGGTTAGATGACCTAATTAAGCTATTAAAAGCGGCAGGATACGCTGACTTAACCCCATAAATATCGTACCGTTTACCTTCGGAGGGCTTCCACTATTCGAAACCGAAGGACTACTAAACGTGGCAGAAGAAACAGATGATAAGTTCCTGCGTGTAAGTGCAGGATCTAACGCACAGTCGGTTGGTTCGGCTATCGCCCATGCTCTCTATGAGGCTCCTCAAGTTAAATTAAGAGCTGTAGGCGCATCCGCTGTCAACCAGGCTGTCAAAGCTATTGCAATAGCTCGTGGATATGTTGCCCCAAGAGGGCTCGATCTTACCTGCAGACCTGGATTTACTACGGTAGATTCAAGAGATGGACAAATCTCTGCAATAGTCTTTACTATACAAGTCTCTTAGGGTATTCTTATCATTAAGAGATCTAACAAGGGTTAGGATTAAAATGGCAGATGCAACATCAGAAGCTTTAGCTGGAATGGCAAAGCAAGGCCGCACCCCAATGGGACGTGAAGGCACTAAGTTTTCTACAGCTACACCAAAAGCTGGTAAGCTAGTTAAAAAGCAGGGTGCACAAGGTGGAGATCCAAGCGCTTACGGTACTAAAGTAAACCGTAAGAATGCGTTGCCTTCAGCAGCTGAGCGAAATGGCGCAGCTTACACACCTACTACTGCTAGATATACAAAGCAAGTAGACCCCGCTTCGGGTGAGACCCAACGCAACGGCGTCATTATTCGTACAGCTACAAAGCGTACTCGAATTAACTTTGACGGCGGAACTTCCGCTTCGTACTAATTTCGTGTAGTATATGCCTAGCCCCAGAAGTGGGGCTAGGCAATACGGACCAACATACGGAGCAAACATATGTTACAAAACCTCTACGAAGAGGCTAAAGAAAATAACAAGATCCTCAACTATTGTGTTGTAGGACAATGGGCAGCTTCTCTTGCAGAAAATGATAGAGCTGCATTTGATACTTCAATTAATGACGCAGACTTCTCAACGAGAAGTCTTTTTCGTCTATACCAAAAAGCAGGAGCAACATTTGGTTTGTCATCCCTGCTCACCCATAGAAATGGAGCATGCGGATGTCCTTAGCAGATGATTATGATGCAATAATTCAAGCCGGTAACCAAGGATCAGATAAGTTAAATAAAAGTATTCCAGATGCTTGGCGTCCTAGATCAGAGATTGGTACTGATGGTGGATTTGTTGTTTCAACACCCAGACCAGACGGTAATACGCCAGGAGCAGAAGATATTTTGCGTGAGGCAAATCTAAACCCAGAAGAGTGGGCAGTTGTATCTCATCGCAGATCTCGTTGGCAAACATATAACGGTGATTGGTTAGAGTCGTTTAGAGTTAACGTAGTTCCAGTTACTGATTCGGTTAAAAAAGATTATGACTTAGAGCAGTTGTTAGAGGGCATAAGTAAATGGACACCAAACAAGTCCGTAGATACAGCTGGAGATTTAACAGCCGTATATAGCATTGGTGACACACAATACGGCAAAGATGATACTCCAGCTATTATTGATAGAGTGTTGAAAGGTTTTGATGCCTCAGTAGAACGCCATCAAGAACTAACTAAAAAATATTCTATTGGTCAGATTGCATTACCACAGTTAGGCGATTGCATCGAAGGCATGACTAGCCAAAAAGGTAAAGTCATGGGACGTCATGATATAGGAGTATCAGAACAAGTTCGTGTAGGACGACGCATGCTTATTTCACAGATTAAAGCTATGTCTCAACTAACATCTAAGATTATTATTCCTGTAGTTCCTGGTAATCATGATGAGGTACAAAGGTTTCTTGTAGGTAGACCAGAAGATTCTTGGCAGATTGATATTGTTGCTTCAGTAGAAGATATCTGTAAAGAAAATGATTTCCTTCGTGATCGTGTTGAGTTTAGGTATCCTGCTGCAGACGATTCAACTATTGCAGTAGATTTAAGCGGAACTCTCTACGGTATGGCTCATGGCCATCAAGCTAGAGACCTTATTAAGTGGTGGATGGGACAAGCTATGGGACGTTGCTCCGTTGCTCAAGCTGACATTTTAAATGTGGGTCACTTCCACCACTATCATGTTCAAAGCGTAGGTCCTAGATTATTTATACAGAATCCTGCAATGGATAATGGCTCCGCTTGGTTTAGAAATAAGTCTGGTCTTGAAAGTGCTCCAGGTCTTGTTTCTTTAGTCGTAGGGGACGGGATAGATCCACGCAGGGAGCTAGTAGTATTGTAAATAAGAACGGGGAGCCTTTCGGCTCCCCGTCCTAGATAAGGATCACATCCTAATTATTTAGGTTTACCACAACAAGGGCATGTCTCCTGAGCTTCAGCAGCTGGAGACGGAGATGATTTAGCTGCCCCTTTAAACTTTGGGCGACCAAATCCAACGATAGAGATTTGTACATTCTTTTTATTTTTCTTGTATGCACGTAGTTTTTTGCAGACCTCTCCTCCGTTACGTTGACTACCTTTGGAATCTCCAGAGGTATTTCCTTCTATGCACCATACGGTGCCGTCTTCATTGTCTGCAATGACAATGCCGACGTGAGAAATGCGGTCTACTCCATCCGATGGAAAATCAAAATACACAATGTCGCCTGGTTCCGGATCTGCAATGTCTCCATCAATCCATTTACCTGACTTTTTAAATGCTGCGGCGCCAGCGGGAGTTGATACGGTGTTTGGTACCTTTACTCCGGCTTGATCAGCGCACCACATCACAAAGGATCCACACCAAGGTAAAAAGTTAGCTTTAGTAAAAGCTCCGTACTTGGTTTCGTTATCTTTAGGTCCTTCTACAGTACCAATTTCTGCTTTAGCAACCTCAATAAGTTTGGCTGCTGTACCTAATTCTGCCATTACTAGTCCTTATCCCATTCAGTATCTACAGGGTGTGGGTCTGGAACCGCACCGTCTGGCTTAGCTAATCTGCGAGCCTTAGCCTCATCAATTTCTGCTTCAAGCTTTTTATCTGCAAGTGTATTTTTTGAATCCATCTCTTTATTGTCAAGCTGTGCCTTCATAATATCTTTAGCACCAGATTGACCGATTAGAAGTCCAGCTAAAGTTCCTGTAATAAAGGTTGCTACGCTACCCAAAACGTTAAAGAACATCTTGTCATTTTCTGACTGAGCCCCGATAGGTTGGGTAACAAATAAAAGACCATAAAGAATTCCCACCGCAGTTAAGAATAGGATAGATCCAAGAGTAATTCCTAGAATAAACTTTAATCGTGCATCTAGGTCTTGCGGAGTTAATCGTTCTTTAGCCATTTGTTGTTCCTTTTGTTATGTCCTTGACGTTAGAATTTAAATCTTCTGGGCATGTTTTATTCACAGTGCATAGAGGTGGTTTACACTCTGCTTTTTCCCAATTTGCTGGGTCTTGGCATGGATAACGATAACTACCGTCATATCCACAGCTAGTTAGAAATAGTAGTGATAATCCAACTAGTAATAGCTTACTCTTATTCTTCATCCTTTGGATTCCTCAAGGGGTATGTGATTGCCCACGCCAGCAAAGTGCCTACTATTGCGTAGCCTACAACAGTCTTAGCACTACCGTCTAGGACAACCCAGGCAATAAACATGCCTAATAGCGTCCAAAGCTGATCTATCATGTCTTTAAGTAGCTTC